GTGTTGACCACCTGGTTCGTACTGATGGCTGCGCGGATTATGCACGGACTGCCCGATTCCGGATTAGGTGCTCCCGAATTGCCCGGTAATTTTTCTTCGGCATACTCTTGTCCGTAAATCATGTGCGGATAAGCTTTCGCCTTAAACGGAAGCGTTCTGCCACCACGCTTCATAGCATGGCCATACTCCAGCAGGTGTGTGAGAAGATACTGCTTATTCTTCTTGAAATTCACTATCTGCCGAATGTCGAAAGAGTCCTCGTATTCGGTGCTAACTGTAAGCGCCTTGGCATATTTGCCGGAGCGGGTATTGAACGTGAAGTGTTCTTGGACGACCTTGCGGGTTTCCTTTGCGGTCTTCTTAACGGCTCTCTTGGCGGCTTCATTAACACGGCGACTTTCTTGCTGAAATGCGTGCTGTAAAGCCTCAGCCATCTCATCAGGACTCATTGACATGGATTTCTAACCTCTTTTTCCGCTTTTCTATTGATAACTGCCAAGCCTGCGGCTTAGCGTCCTTTATCATCTGAACTTGAATGACGTTATACTGGTCGCCGTTCATTATCACAATGTCAGTCGCCTGCGGCTCGGCGATAAGTGGTATTCTTATCACTTTATCACAGCGGTGCTGATACTCAGCGGCTTTATAGAAACGCTCTGAGCCGACGGTACGATTGTCATATCTTATGCCTGCTTGCTTGATTTTCAAGCAATTGGCATTGATGATAGTTGCAATAGTGCATATGCCGTCATTGAACGTCTGCCGCTTGCTTATCATACGCTTCCTCCTGACATCTCCTCAATCTGACATCTTGCTCTCAGAGCGAAGAGCTGAGAGTGATAATTTTTTTCAAAGTCCTCGAAGCAATCGTTATATATATATCTGCAGCAGTCGATCAGAAGCTGGGCGTCGCCGTTGATATTTTCGTCAACATTGATATCCAGCACCTGACCTGCATATCCGTTTAGTACTCCTATAGCACGTGCTATAATGCTGTTTATCTTTCTGTCAGTAGCTTCGTCTGACCAAGTTATGTTCAGCTGATTTTTAACTTCCTCGAATAATGCCTGCTGCATTTATATCAACTCCTTATGTTTCTGACGGTGTGACAGTGTATACTGTCGGGATAAATCTCTTAAGCTTTGAGATATCCAGATACCTGAAAGCATTGCTGTCGAGTGGCTTGCCGTTGCCGTATGTCTTGATCTTATATGTTCTTGCATCATCAAGGAATTTGAATGAATCATCATACTCCAGCTTGCCGCCCTTTGCCATGCCAAGACCCATAAAGTAACGCTTGCCCAGTCCGAAGATAGCACGATCATCAGGAACTGCACATGACTGTATAATCGTGCAAGGAATAGGCATAACATCATTAACCCATTTTCCCTGAACGAAGTTCGTTGTCGCAGGCATTACCTTGGTCAGATATGTCTTTGGATTGACTACGAAGATGAGGTTATCAAGCGGCCTGTTGTTTCCAGCCTCTGTCTTAGTAAGCTGAGCAGCGATAGTACCGATAGCCTCAGGCGACATTTCCTTGAGTGCAATCGTGCTCTGATCGGGGTATTTTCCGCCAACTACTGACGCCTTATCAGATACGTCCTTGCACATTCCGATAGGGCAGTTCAGGCCGTCACCTGTAACGATACCTGTTTCCATGCCGACCCACAGAGCCTCAGCAAGGATTTCACGTACATACCTATCCAGCCATGTTGCACCCAGATCTAACATATCGTTAGACACAGGTATCCATGCTGTAAGCTTTTTGAGAGAGACGTCGAAAAGCTTAAACGCTCCCTGCAACTCTTTGTCGATAGCGGTGTTCAGATCTCCCCACTTGGCAGTCTGTTCGCCCTGTTCGTTGACAAGCATTCTTGTGATGCCAGTTGTGTCCTGGAAGCTGATGAAGTTGAGCAGTGGGTGCTGCTGTGGAATTTCACCGAGCACGGACTCAATGATCGTGATTGGCATTGTTTTGTCGGCATTTGTCAATGCCATCTTCGGATCAGAAGACTTACCGGCAGCGATAACGGAGTCATAGTACTCTTTTTCATCGCTTGTCAGCATTCTTACACCACGTGTGCTAAGTATCTGGCTGTCAACAGACTCCGTGGTGCTCTTTACCTCATTCATGATAGTATCTGAAATCAGGTTGCCGTACTTATCCAGAGCATTTTCCATTGCTTTATCATCGCCATTTTTTATAGCGACTGAAAGCGATGCCAGGATATCTTCTTTCTGTTCCTTGAGTGTGTCGAGATTAATCATTTTTTTACCTCCAATTTCATAAACTTTTCAAATGCCGATATAGCGGCATTTTCTTTCTCTTCTTTGCTTTTTTCAGCAGGTAAGGCCTGCTGTGCAGTTGACTGCTTATACAGCTCAATAAGCTTATCCATGCTTTCACCGTCAAGAGCACTTGACATTGTGTATCGCTTTACGTCACTGAGCATGGTTGCCATATCAACAGGCTGTTTCCCAGTCGATATGGTATCACATAGGCCATACGAAAGACATTCATCAGCTGTGAGCCATGTTCCCACCTTGACCATTTCGGAAATTTTTTCACGACTACACTTACCACCGCAACGTTCGGCATATGTTGAGATAGCGGTGTCAGTCATCTTATCCAGCTCGTCAGCAGCGATTCTCATATCATCGGCATTTCCTTCACAATAGCAGGACGCCTGATGAATCATCATGAGGCTGTTGTTGTACATGACGATCTCGTCCGCTGCCATGGCTATAACGCTAGCTATCGAACAAGCCCAGCCGTCAACATAACAAGTCACTTTTGCTTTATGCCGCTTTAAAATATTTCCAATAGCGACGCCCTCTTTGATCTGACCGCCAAGAGAGTTGATGTACAGATTGATGTGCTCACAGTCCTTGTATTCTTCCAGCTTTTTGGAAAAATAGCTCGCACCTGTCTTGCTCTCCTCAAATTTTCCCTTTGCCAAATCATAGGCAAGTCCTCCACGGACCTGAGAATACAAATATAAGTTAAGCTCCGTTGGCTTATCTGCCTCTAACCTGAATTCAAATCGATTTAAAATGCTATTCATCGTTTCCACCTCCTTCTATCGTTTCATAGTTCTTGGTTCGGGTGTGCTGATCCGCCCAACTTTCAGAAATTCGTTCTTCTCCGACCTTTTCTCTCAGCTCATTGGTCGAATAGAAACCACTGGAAATCAGCTTGTCAACGGAATTCGCCATTTCGAGAATATCGAAATGTTTGATATTTTCCGTGCAAACCTTTGCGTAGTTTCCTTTCAAGACCTGCTCTTTCGTGTATCGTTTTGCGGTAATCTCGTCAGATAGCATTTTCGCAAAAGGATCTACGGCAAAAGTAAGAGTCATCGACAAAGCCTCACTGATATTTTCAACATTTCCCTTGACGATAGCCGGTGACACGTTATATGCAATAGCAGCCTTTTCAAGAGCATCGTTGAGTATCGAGATGTAGTCCGTTGTTTCCGAAACAGTCCGCTTGGTTTCTCCGTTGCTCTGTGGCGTGTATTTCATTCCACCCCACAGAGGCAGAACTGCATTCTTTGCCTCAAAGTACGTTTTGAAATACTTGTTCATTAACTCTTGAAATTTCTCCTCGTAGTTCGGCTGTCCTTGAGCCATGGGTGTTATCTCGAGTATACCTTTCTGCGTTCCACTCTTTGCATAGACCGTTGAAGATGTTTCAAGAAATTTGTTGTGATTTTCAAGCATTTCAGATAGAATCTGCCTTACTCCGCCGTTTGAAAATCTTAGAAAGAGAACATCATTCATATCAAACCTTTTTTCAAAAGTAAAAGAACCTTTTGAAACTTGCGAAAAAAAGTTCGGATACAACGCATATTCCTGTGTGCTCCAGCCGTCGGCACATATCAACTGCTGACCTGCACTGACTATCAGACTGTTTCCCAGTATCAAAGTTTTCCGAACTATTTCATTCTTAAACTGTGCGGCCGTCTGGTTTGCGTTTGGACGAACATTGAAAAGATACCATTCTTCACCCTTGAATGATTTTCCATTGTGATAGGTTTTTATTTCGCACTTGGATATAAGTGCAGCAAGAATCTCGACAACTACCTGAATAGCATATGCCTGAACAGCTATTCGTACATCATCGTCATATCCTACTGACTTGACACTTATAACTTCGTCACTTTTGGCGTTGATAATTCTTGATATCAACGATTTTAAACCCATTGCTTATCCTCCTTCCGCTAGAATGTGAAAACGCCAGGAATGTTTGTATTCATTGGCATACTTGATATTTGCTCAGAAATTTTATTCTGAGCTACTTTCGCAGCAACGTAAGCTTTGAACGGGTCTGTCTTGCGTGATTTCGGCTCTATTTTACCATATGTCATATTGCCTGCGGACGAAGTGCATACCTTGGTATTGTTCATAGCCCAGCGGAAAAGGGGATTGTCTCCGACTGCAAGCTTATGATTCACCAGCTGACTTGTGATTACAGGCATTATCATCATTTCATTTGACGGACGGACAAGCATGATATTCCCGTAGCCTTTTTCGTCAGAAGCGTAGAGATTCTCTTTAAGCGCCCTCCTAAGCAGTGTATAGCGATAGTTATCGATGCCAGTCATTGCGACTTTTGCATTCAATTCCGCCGCTTTCTGCGCCACCCATATAACGGGTATCTCAGGCGGTATCTCTGGACCGTCAACGAATGACAGTAGCCCCGCCGCTTCCCATTCTTGCAGGGGCGCCTTGATTCTTGGTAAATCTGCAGAAGCCTTGCACACCCAGGTGTGCGTTATCCATACGTCCGTTCCGTCTACGTCGAAGAGCAAGCCTGCTGAGAGAAAGTCATCGGTCTTCATATAGTCAAAACCTGCTGTGCATTGTCTGCCTTGAAGCTTTGACAAATATGGCGTGATATCCTGATTAGTTGCCAGGATATTATCAAATGCGGTTATACCGCCCTCAGTCTGCTGTGGCAGGCAGTTCATGCGTTTAACTGCAAAACTGATATTGCTGATTTTATCGTCCAGATAATTTTGAAATTCAGTCTTCATCTCTTGGAGAAGATCAGGAAGGTACTGCAGTGACGGGTTCGCCTTATACCACATTTCAGGCATTTCAACTTCTTCTGGCTTATCTACTCTTGCAATGAATGGTAGCATGCCGTTATCATCTATCTCACCGTTAAGGATTCTAATCCCTTTGGTCTTATCTTTGTCAAGTGGACCTTCACGGACGAATCCGTCGGTGCTCATGATCGTGCGGCGTGGGCGTGGTTTTTTTCCAAGGCCGCCAACAGCAACATCTATGAGTTTACTGTTCTCATATGCGTGCTCCTCATCATGGTCTACCTTGCCCGGTCTTGCACCATCGGCAGATTTCGGGCTCGATGTTCTGTACCGCAAGACGGATTTTGTTTTCAGACTTATAATTTTTTCTGTGTTCCAGTAAAAAAATCTCTGCATCTTGTCACGGTTGTCTTCAAGGACGTTGTACACATCATTGAACGTGGTCTTAGCCTGATCTTCTGTCGTCGCAAAAATATCGATGTTGTAATGCTTGATGCCATTCGTCGGTGTTAGCAAACAAAAATCTTCAAAGCCTAAGTAGCCGTTTTTTCCTGTTCCTCGACCGACGTAGAGAAACAGTACAGGCCATCGTAAAGAGCCATTGGACTTATAGGTGCAGTTGTGAAGGGTGAACACGAATCGTTCCCATGGGAACAGCTTGAACGGAAAATATTTCTCATAGCTGAAGTATTTCTCAGCTTGTTCAACATCAACATAGATATCCTCGCTCAGAAATGTTCTTTCAACGTATTCAATGAGCTTGCACTGCTCAATACAGTATGGGTATTCGTGCTCTTTAACGAGGCTAATGTATTCAGCAAGGCAGGAAAGATCGAGAGCATCTTGACCTTTACAACTCTTCATCATCGTCAAGATTCTTCACCTTCTCGGTTGACAGACCGAGATCTTTCAAAATCTGCAATTTCTGCTTGTTATACATATACGCCTGCTTTACAGACGGATTGTCCTTTTCATATTCTTTACCAACAGCAGAAACCGCCATGTAGGTAAGCCCTCTCTTGCGGATATCGGCTTGCATTTTCCTTTCCTGTTTTTCGTAAAACAGATAGTCTGAAACCAGCGATTTATAGAAATCGACAGAAGCACCCATTTGTTCGAGCTGCTCTATCAACGACTGTTCAATCTCTGATAAACTCGGCTTTTTCACTTTTGCCAACTCCTTACATTTGATTTTCTTGAAAAAAATTCTCTCACGTGCGTGCGAGGGCGGATATGTCTTCTGTGCCTCCCGTCGTACAAGGCCGAAAAAATTTTTCGACCCTTGACCCCGGGGGGTATCGCCGCAAGGCGCTCACCACCGCTCCTCATTGACGAACTTATCGGCACGTTCTTGCCAGCGCCGTTCTGGGTGCTGTGCTTCGTGGCAGTCATGACACAGTGCTATCAGCTGTCTATGCTTTTCACCAGTATCGTCATAGTAATACCGACTGTATGCAAACTGTGGAAACTGCTTAAGGTGCTTGACGTGATGAAGAATAGTTGCCCTCGTCACTTTACCCTTGCACTTGCATATCTGGCATTCATTGTGCTGCTCTGCGATAACGCTCTTGCTGAACTTCCGCCAATAGCGATCGTTATAGAACTTGTCAACTCGTCCTTCCTTGATTAGCTCTCTGATCTGACTCGTACTATACACGTTATCACCTCGCATATATAGCACAAGGACCACGTCATACAACGTGGCCCTTGCACCGACATAAACCTATGGAAAAACTATAACAACAACCCCGCATTATCATCATAGCACGCAGAGTGTGTTCGTGCGTGTTACAGCGTGTTTTTCTTACAGAACTTGCAATGCCTGCCCTTGCAGTAATCTTCTGAAGCATTTGCTTGCCTGGCTATCCACGCCCACGACGGCGGCTGCCAAGCTCCGTCCTTGCGTGGGACAAGATAACGCAGGCGAAAAATAATCCTGATGAATGCGTCATCAATGCCTGACACATATGCTTCAATCTCTGCTATCTCTGCTTTCAGGCTGCGATAATCGTCACTATCTTCACTTACCCACTTCAGCTCAGCCTTAAGTTGTCGATATGACAACAATCGCTTCTTAGTCATGATAATTCTCCTTGGACTTCTTAATGCTTTTCTGATCGAACGTCAATGTCAATTCTATCATATCACCCATTGCAATCATTTCATCGGCGTTGTCAATAAATGCTTGTAAAAGCATAGGTAGTTTCTTTGAATTATAAAGCTTGTAGTGCTTCATCACGTGCGAATGGCTATCGACATAGTTCTTCACGTCGATTAATGCTTTGATATATCCCTGTCTGTATGAGTCCATTAATTCTTCTCCTTTCCCTGCCTTGCCGATAATTCTCTCGATATTTTCGTCAGGATATCTTTCAACACAACACCGTTTTTTTGAAGCGCATGGGCATGACGTGTCAGGCTATCGTCGATATATGCAACGTATAACTTACCACAGTGAGGGCAGTTATAGCACCATACGTCCCCTTCTATGATTTGAAATCTCTCTTTGCGAACGCAGACTATGAATGCCTTATGGCAATCATCACATATCACGCTAAGCTCAGCTCCCTTAAGACTCATCATCTCACCCCCTATATGTTCAGCTTCGCCGTTCTCCGGTACATAAACAGCGATATGTAGAACGTGCCGTTATCCTCGTTCCAGAATGGACGGCAATCAGCATAGTAATAATCTTGATACATATTCTCGAACAGTGCCGAGTTATCACAGTTATATGCCATGCTCTGCACCGCACGTTTCGTCAGACGATAATCGTTATTCTGCGGTTGCGGTTTAATACAGTTAGTTGACGCAACATAACGCTTGGCGTGCTTGCCTTTGTTATGATCTGAAATCTTCTGCTTGCAGAAGTATTTTGCAATTCCTGCACAGCCTGTCTGGTCAAACATCAATGGCAGGACCTTGTCAACATAGCCCTTGCCCCATATGGAAGCTATTTCGTTGATAGTGAGACCACCAGTCATGATTACGTGAAAATGAATACGTCCAGACTTTGAGCCCTGCTCAATGGAATAAATATATTTCATTCTCGGTAAGCCTCTCTTGACTCTTGCTCTATTCACACGCTTAACAAAGTTAGCAAAGTCTTTCTTGGCACGCTCGAGGTCAGCAGGATTATTTTGTGGTGCATAGGTCAGCTCGAACTTATAGTCTTTGTCAGTGAAGTTTGCAGGGATAAGTCTTGCCAGAGCTCTTTCAGCATTGATCTGATTTAATCTCTCCTGCACCTTGCTTGTTGGCTTCCTTTTCTTCTTTCGACTAGAAGAACGTGGGCAGGCATAGACAGGATACATATTCACTTCCATGTAGTTTCCATAAATATACTTTTGCTCTCTGTATCTCATAAGGCTCATTGTCATTTCCTCCCACTGTCCGAGTTATTAAGACCCATTACAAGCCCTCATACCCGTGCTTACACACGGGCTGAACACTTGTTCTATACTATATATAATATATAGGGCTTCACTCTGTCATTGCCAATTGCTCATAATTTCTGCTCTTGTCTTTTTCTTCGCACTCCCTGTTGAATACTTCTTGTAACATATCGTGCATGGAATTAATGTCATTAAGAAGTTCTTGTGTTACAACGCCATGGGTTTCACACAGTACACCGAGCGTAAGCAAGCCTGCTTTGACGATTATCATATCATCAATGGAATAGTATGTAAGAATTTCATAATCATCTATTACTTCAAGGAATGCTTTCGGGCATATATGCACTTTTTCTGTGCCTGAGAATATCTGATATTCGCTTAGCATGGCAACGAATGTTGAACGACGATCTATCATCTTGCCTGTTGTGCATGAAGCGATGTTCATAACAATGTTGCTCTCAATAGCAGGCGGCAGCTGCTTACATCTCCAATTCTCACGGTCACTTTCATTAATGTCAAAAAGCGTGAGTAACTGCTCGCTGGTATTCATGTTCGGCATGCCGTAAAGCGGATATATTGCACTGCCTGAGCCAATCCATAATGAATTATCATTTTCATTATAGAAGTAGGATATGGTCTTAGCCGCTTTACTGCATATTTTTTTCAGCTTAGATATTTTCATTTTCTCACTCCTTTATTAAGGTACTTCAAGATTGCTTCCTGCGCCTGCTCAAAGCCTTTGCAAACAACTGCAAGATAGCCGTTGTCATTAAGCGTTTTCAGAAACTTCTGTTGAGATTCCGATACTCGTCCACCTGATGTGCGTTTCATTTCTATAAAAAGACCGTAGTAACCGCCACGTCCCACCGGAAGCATTATGTCAGGCACACCTGACTTTACGCCCTCAGACTTAAGATCTGCGGCAGTTCTATAGTGGCGGCATTGCCCGCCGTTCGGTATAGCGAACATATACTCCAGTTCGGGATACTTGCCTGAGCTGAATGTCGCCCACTTGAAAAGCAATGCCTGCTCTATGTGTTCTGTTGGTGTGTTTGAATTTTTCATTACATAACACCGCCCTTTGGTATGTAGAAAATCAAGCATTTGCTCCGCTGTGATGATGAACACTTAACTTTCAATGTTCTTGGCATTTTAAAAGATTTAGATTCAATTGTTTCTATACCAATAACAGTCCATATTTCTTCGTCTGTTGCAATCTGATCTCCAACTTTGAGTGTTGAAAGAGCTTCTTTCAAGCTCTTTCTATCTTTATTTCTGCCCGTGGTTATTTCAGACAAGATTTTCTGCGCTATAGCTATTGGATTTTCATCTGACATAGTTATTCCTCCTAAACTGTTACTGTCACATTCAGTACGGCCGCCGCTATCCAATAGACGGATTTCTTGTAGTCCTTTTGCAAAGCGTATATGATAGCCGCTCCCACGTCCAGCAAAATCAGCAGAAGTGGAAATATGTATTCTGATCTCATTCTCTTATCACCACATCTCATTGTTCTCACCCTTTGTCACCAATTGACAGTATTATCAACAGCTGTTTTCTGTTGTTCTTCTGACTGACGTAGATATATCTGCGTGATGTTAACGCTTCCGTGTCCTAGTAGGTCAGCAAGCAGCGAAATATTATTGTTTCTTTTAACAAATTCGATAGCAAAGAAATGCCGAAACGAATGTGGGTGCATTACTTCTTTCGGGATGCCGTACTTGTCTGCAAAACGTCTGAGTTCACCAGAGACCCCTCGTGATGTTATAGGCTGACCATTGTGATTCTGCAGAACGAAATCATCATCAGAAACATTGCTAAGATAGGGAAGTATCTCATCTGTTAGCGTTTTTGGAAAAAATATTGTTCTCATATGAGCCTTAGCATTTAAGGTCACTTTCCCATTGATAATATCGCTCTTGCGTATTTTTAAAGCTTCCGATATCCTCATTCCTGTTCTTGCTAAGACAACGATAGTAATATACCACCGCATATTATTGTCTCTTTTAAGTCCATCTATCAGTCGGTTGTATTGGCCAAGTGAAATGACATTGTCAATGCTTGTTTTCTTAGCTAACTTAACCTGTTTCAACTTCATTTCTATTCCTTTATACTTGCAGTAAGTGAGTAGGGCAGTTATTCGGAGATTTACAGTTTGCGGCTTGTAATTCTCGACCAGATAGCGTTTGAATTCGATTAAGTTCGGCTTCGTTATGGTGTCGAACCTTTCAGCATATTTTTCTACGCCTTTGACATATGTTGCTATTGTGTTCGGCGCAAGCTCCTCTTCGTAAAGATATTCCTTGAAGCCGTCAATATCAATCATCTTTTGTCCATTCCTTTCCGTTCCATTTATAGTTCTTACGATATGGATTTCTCTCACAAGATACGCACGGCTCTTTATGCCAGCTCAACAAGCCATTCTTTGAGAGTTGACATTCGCTCATACAGTACTTTGTACAAATCCCGCACGTACAATCCTTCTTGTGGATATAATGTGCGGTTCCTATCTTTCTTCCGCAGAACTTACACTTGTGTTCCATAGTGATTTCTCCTTTCACAATTCTATTGTTGCCTTCCCGCAAAGTATACTTTTTTCAGCCGTTCTCTTGCGATCTTGCTCCTTTCGCTTTCACGCATATGCATTGCCATAGCTTTGAGCATTTCATAGTGTTTCGTGCACACCTTCTGGCCTTGCACACATTCTCCTCCGCAGAAATAACATTTTCTTTGTTCACGCCATAAATCCCGCTTGCTGATCTGCTGATTTTCTGTCCTTTTCCTTTTCTCCCTCTTACTTCTCTTGTGTGCGCAACTTTCACAAAGAGTGATTCCTTCTTTTGCTGGCAGCTTTCCGCATTTTACACAAATTCCCCTCTCTTTAAGTTCGTGATATCGGGCTCGATTGCGTTTTCGGATCTTTTCCTTTTCCTCAAAGGGCAAATCAGCATAGCATTCTGGCACATTGTCATTAATGCAGTCATCATATTTGCAATTGAAACAATCCATATCGCATACTCCGCCATATCGCTTTTCTTTGTCTTTCGCTAGCATTTTCGCAAGACATTCTCTGCACATTGTTTGACCCTCAATTGATGGCTTCTTGTAACAACGTGTGCATAGCCCTTTATCTTTCGCTCGTTCATAGCGTTTCTTACATCTTTCCTTGTTCTGTTCTCTACATTTCTCGCACATAATATATCCAGGAACAGCTTTTTCTCGCCCGCAATATGGGCATATTCCATTAGCTTTTCTTTCCTCATAGGTGGTGTTCTTCTTCATTTCAATTCTCTGGTCATTCAGCTCACCCCTCAAGGTCATCAGCCGCCTGTCTGAGCCACTTGCTTGTGACAGTAATGAACTTTTCCTTGGTTTGTGGGTCTTCAATATCATTGATTTTTTCAATGAATTCCGTAAGCCCTTTCTGAACGTTTTCAAAGATGATCTTCAGCGCAACCCTTGCTTCGTCTGCATTGCCTGACTTCAATTTCTTTTCCAACTCTGCCTTGGCATGGTCCGCTTCTTCTGCCTCAGCCTTAGCTTTACTGAGGGCGATTTCATACTTAGCGACGGCTTCCTTAACTGCATTGTCACGCTCTGTCTGTGCTTTCTTAAGGGCATTATTTTTTTCAGCTTCTGCCGCATTCACGGCTTCACGGCTTGACTTCTTCAGCGAATTCAGCTCTTTCATATGTTCGGCATGAAGTTCCTGACGGATAGACAGCCTTATCTTGTCAATCTCTTCTTCGTCGAGGTCTCTCTTAACTACCTCGATAGGCTTGTCCTCGGCCTGCTTAAGCTTTTCTCTCAGTTCTTCAAGCTCAGCTCTGAGGGATTCGGCGCTTTCTGTCTGTTCCTTCTTCTCCTCCTCAAGGAATGTCAGTTGTTCGCCTAATGCCTGCTTTTCTTTGATTAGCTTCTTGACTTCTTCAACTGTCATTCCGCCAAGGTCATGTGTGTCAGCGAATTCTTCACGTTCGTACTCCGGAAGCTTGGAGAGAAGCTCCAGCTTTGTTACACCTATACTTGCATGTTCTTCGAGAAACTTTGTACTGTTGTCCTCATAGAGCTTGATGTAGGTATATGCCTGACGCTCTTTGAACGTGTAATCGCCATTGCTTTCAAGATAGTTTTTGAAAGACTCATAGCCAAGTGCTATGTAGAGCTTGTAATCTCTGATATTCTTCAGTGACCTGCCCATTTCTACGATAGCCGTTGCGGCTGTTCTGTAGCATTCACATATGTGCTGATGTTCTGCCATAGCCGTTTTCATAGATACTGTAATTTCTGTGTTTTCCATTGCGTTTCCTCCTATTTTGGTTAGTTATTCAGTGGGTATAAGCTGCACCTGTCAGTGCAATGTGAGATTATCAGCATTAAACAAACAAACTGGGGCGATTCCGTAACTGTTGTCTGCATAGCCGTAGCTGATAGCACCTACCGGGGAGACGTAACGCACGGCGTGATCGTAGCTGGTGTCGCACCTCCACGGAGTAAGCGTCCACATACACCCTTCAAAGAGCGGCACATAATCTCTATACTTGCGGTACTGGTCGCAATTGAGCAGCGTTATATAGTCCTCACACGTTCCACAGGCTTTGTCGCCGTTATCGGCGATAAGGTCAGACGTTTGCTTTATAAGCTGCTTTGTATCAAAATATTCCTTGAGCACATCTTCGTTGAGAAATCGGCGGAGCGTTGACTTTTCCCAGTTGTTGCAGCCGTCCTTGTACTCATTGTTAAAACGCTTTTTCCACAAGCACTCAGCCGTTATCGCTAAGTAGTTGCCGTCGATAATGTCGAGGCATATAAAACGTATACCATTATATACGAACTCCTCACCGGGTCTTAGTTTGATCTCATTCATTGTAATTCCTCCTATGCAAATATTATTTCACGCAGTTCTATGCCCTTTATATTTTTCAGATAGAAGTAAACCTCCTTAGCTGTTACGTAGAAAATGTCCATTCTGCACTTATTCGCTACATCTTCATCGGCGAAATAAGACAACACCCTGTACGTTTCCGTGCCTTCTAGAGCAATATCTCGCCGCCTTAAGTAAATCGGTTCTGCCTTACTAACGCACATTCTTAGAGCGGCTGCAAGTGTTTTCCCTGCACGCCTAGCAAAAGATATTTCCTTTGGCAATGGCTTATTGTAAAAAATGTAGCCTATCTGCCAATCGAAAAGAGATATATTAAGGCATTTGTTGATTTTCTGAACTGTTTCTTCAATCTCTTGTGGATATTCCCTCATTGGAACAACTTTCGTTTTCATAAAATCTCCTCTCTTACGGTATCGGGTTTTGTTATCGTTACGCTGCTTGTATTCTTGTCGGCAAGCTCAACGTAAAGAGCGGGCTTGCCGTTGATTATTCTATAAATCAATGCCGATATACATTTATAATGAACATCTGATCTTGCCGAATAGCTACGATCAATTACAGGGCATTGCTTTATAAACGCTTGTTTTGCTTCTTCGCTAGTCATAGTGCTGCTCCTCCCATTCTTTCTTGTGCCGCTCTAATCGGCGTTCAAACTTACTCGAACATATGCAGAGCGCAAAGCAGATAAGAGCAAGCACGATTGCAACAATGACTAGCAGTATAGTAATCAGAACGGGCACGGCATTCTCAGCTCCATTTCTCTTTCAAGTTCTTCAAAGCCTGCTTTTGTGTTTCTGTGATTTTTGTACTGTTTCAAAAGCTTTTGACATACGGCGTAAAGGCTGCAATAGTCCTCATAGGTTAATCTTTGACGCTCGACGAGGCGCTCGTTCTCTTTTGCGGTTTCTGCACCGTGGAGCAATTCGCTGTACTGCTCGGCAGTAAGCTTAATAACAACGTGGAACGGGCGGCTCCCAGAGCCTCTCTTGCCTTTTCTGAGTTCGTAAAGTCTATTTCTAATAGAGTTTTCCGTTCTTCCAAGAGCCGAGGCGATGTCAGCTAGGCTCTTTCCGCTGTCTGCGAGTTTTAATGCCTGCTTGTCCTCGGCGGCAGTCCACTTTTTAATCATAATCAATTAGCCTCCTGTTCGTTGTCGCAGGATAGCGCCGCTACAATTCGCTTGATAGGTGAGGCAGCGTCCCGCACTATTATCTCGGCTTCTCCGTCAATATGATTTTCGAGAAGGTTAATTTTCTTCGAGAGTGTAGATGATATGTTTTCTATGTAATTTGATACATATTCAACAGCTCCGAACTCTGCCGCCTCCTTGACGATGTTCGCCGCTTTGTATTTCGGGCACTCAACGCCCGCTAAGCGGCACATCTTTGATTTTACGGCTATAAGCTTTTCTGCGTCCGCCGTAAGTTTTGCGTATTTACTGTCGGGAATTTCGATTGTTATTCTTTTCATTGTGAAATCTCTCCGTTTCTCTGTTACCAGGCTTATATAATGCAAACTCCCTGCACGGGTAAAGCCTGCTCCATTCAATGCACTTAAAGCAATGCTTACAATCCTTGCAAGTCAGCTCCTTGCGCTTACCGTTGCTACTCAAAGATCACTCCTTAAACAGCTTACAGCGTCTATTGCCTGTTGAATGCCGCTGAGTGCTTCGTCTATGTTGTCCTCGTTATCTTCGTCGATGTAACGCCCTTTGAATATTGTCAGTTCGTCGTATATCGTTTCGAGCTGTTCTTCGATTTCCTTAAGCTTTGTATCATTCATTGCGCTCGCCTCCGAAACATTCGTGAGTACCCGAAAGGAGTTTTCGCTCGTCGCTACTCATTTTGTAGCCTATTCTAGTAAGCAGAGCATACCAATTTTCAAGCCTCGTATTGCGGCGGTAACTTCCGTAATAATCATGAAGCGTTGTCCTGTATGCGCCCTCATATATCGTGCAGAGCATTGTAAGCATAACGCTTTCCGGGTGTTTCTTCACGCATTCTCGATATTCTTTGCAGTTCAAAAAGCTCTGTAAATCTTCAAACTTTTCATATTGTTCATTAAGATAAAGCATATCTGCAACATCACTATAACAAATGTCGTCAAGATTGGGCTCTGTAAGAAATGCTCTAGTTATCACCTCTATGTGTTCGCGATTTGCGTATTTCTTTACAAAAGCTTTGCGGAGCTCCGCCGCCTGTTCTTCAAGCTTGCTTATCTTGTTTACGCATTCTACACGACGATTTTCTTTTTCTTTGAGTGCTGCCTCAGCGGCTTTCTCTTCCTCGGTCAACATTTTAGCGTCAGCATAGATATACGCCCACGCAAATTCGTATACATCGCTGCTCAACGTGTAGTATTTTGCGTTTTTGTCTATCAGTTCCTCAACGGTTTTCCTATTTTCTTCAATGTTTTTAGAGGAAATTGGCATACTGCTTATTTGCCTGTAACTAAAACGCTTGTCAAATGCGATATGTTTAAACTTGCTATCTAACAATGCAATAGTAGCTTTCGCATTAGCTTCGGCATTCTCTGCTCTTACTAATCTGTCTACCGTCCACTTGAAATTAGACGTACCCACTTGTTTCAAAGCCTCGTTTCTGCTTTTCGGGTCTTTTATCCTTTCAAGCTCGATATAGTCCGAAAATGTGGCTTGCCGTTCCTGCGCCTTGCGGAGCTCCTCTTGATCTAGTTCAAGCAACTTAAGGCGGTGTCTGATCGTTGACTTACTGAAACCTGTCTTTTCTGCTATCCCGTCTTGCGTTTCACCGAGATCTAACATCATTTGAAATCCTTGTGCTTGCTCATATATGGTGAGATCGGAACGCTGCATATTTTCGAGCAGCATTGTTGCCGCCTGCTCTCGCTCGTCCATTTCTACCACCATACAAGGAACTTGCTTTAAGCCTGCTTGCTTAGCTGCTGAAAGCCTGCGGTGTCCTATAATTACGGTGTAATCGTCCGCCGTCGGCGCACCTTTGCCGCCTCCTACTACCGTGAGATTTTGAAAAATGCCGTTTGCTTTGATACTTTCGGCGAGCTCTGATACGTCCCCGACGTCTTTTCGTGGATTGTCGGGGTGTGGATAAATCTTGCTGATAGGCAAGTCTACATTTCTTGATACTACTTTCATTTGAAATCACTCCGTTTCTTGTTTCTTATATTGCTTTTCGCTGTCCATTCTCGCACCGCAGCAAGGGCAATACGGCGTTGCGTCGCCTTCGTTGTCGCCGTGTTCGCCGCACAACGAGCAAAAGGGTACTTTGACCGTTATGCGTTTTTTTAAAATTATAGTTGCTTTGTCTATGTTTTCTTCGGTAATAGTGCGATAGCCTTCCAGTATGCCGACATTGTCCGTGTTCACGACTTTCGTTCGTTCCTTGTAGACCCAACGCCCGTGTTTCACTTCTTGTACGTCTACGGCAGGTTGTTCATTGATTATGTCAGCAATACTGCTGTTGTCACCCAGAATACCCGTTATGCCCTTTTCGTATATTGGCATACACGCTGCGGACAATTCATCGATCAGAGACTTAGCGTCAATATATGTTTTCATGGTTTTCCTCCTCATTTACTTCGCATAAAATATCATTTCGCCGCTTTTCAAGCCACTTTTCATACTCTACCTTAACGGCGGGGGCTGAGAAATAACGCTCTACTGCCCGCAGCGTTGCCCGAGCGAAACCGTCGGCAACGTGAGAGGGAATGTCGGAGGGCTTAACGTTCAGCCTCTCGGTTTTAACTATCATCATATCGGGCATTGTTCCGCCCTCCTTTCGGTTATTTCTCAGCTCTGCACGAGCAGTAGCTACATATGCTGTTAAAGCTCATATGGTTGTAATCGCTATCGTGTGCGCAAAAATCGCACTTGCCGTCATAATAGCAATTCTCACAACACATATGATTAAAATATACACATTCTTTGCAGCCCTCGAGGGCGCAATCAAAGTTATAATGCAATGGTTTGTCTGACATAGCACCGCTCCTATGCTTTGCCTACTTTGCCATAGCGGAAATAGTTGACTACGGCGTATATAAAAAGCTTGTTCGTGGGCTTGCTGTCAATGCTGAAAAGCTCCGAAAATATGCGGGGTCTATGCTCGTATGCTCGGTTGATAGCGGTGCGAATGTTTCTCTCAACAGCGCCGCTCTTTATGTTATCTTCTTTGGCGATAATATCGTAGACTTCGCCGAGATTATCAACCTTTCCTGCGTTTATAGCAAACACGGCTCTGATGATGTAGTCAATTCCCGTATACCCTGCGGAAACGCCAATGCGCACGAGCAGCTTATAAACCTCTGCTTCTGTCACTTTCTTCATTTGAAATCACTCCGTTTCTATGTTTTGTGGGACGTTTTCCTGCGTCCACCGTCTGAACGCCTCTAAGCCTGCTCTTGCCTCTTTCTGTTCCTGCAAGGTAACTTTCATTTTCTCCTTGTACTGGAACTTACGATAATCAACTTGTCCGACGTTTGTTTCTTCTATGTAGTTCTTTATGCCGAGCTTGCTCACTTCCTCAGCAGGCTTTGCTATGCGTTCGGCAAGCAGCGCCTCTTGAAGTCGCTGCATACGCTTTGCACCTACGCCGAATTGCTCGGCAGTCTGAATAAGGGCAAGCTTGACATTGGCTGCGAGAACGGTTTTGTTATCCTTGCTGAAATCTGAGCAGCGACGAGCTACAAAAGCGTTGATCTTGTCAACGTCAATAGAACACCTTTTAACGCCCTGTTCTAACTTGAAATCAAGTACGCCGTCACGATCCTGCTCGTTTGCCGTATTGCAGCTCTCGGCATATGTATCAATCCACTCAATGCAGCGCTTTGAATAGAACTGCTTTGGAAACTCTTTGTTAAGAGTAAGCAAGATTGTGCAGAGCAGCTCATAGTTTCTCGAAATAGCTATGAAAGCAAGACGGTTTTTCTGATAGTCCTTAAACTTTCTGTTTGTCATTGAAATCACTCCGTTTCATTTTTTTGTCCGTTTAGGCTTCTCGCTGATACTTACCGCTCAACTCGCCGTCGTCGAATAAGTATTCCATAGTGAGCTTAGGGAAAAATGTTCTGCGTATCGTCTGAGCTTCCTTAAGCTTTAACCTGTCGGGGTTAGACAGCTTTTCAGATACCGTATTGACGTTAAGCCCGAGTACGGCGGCTATGTCTTTTCTTGCTATGCCGTAGCGGCTCAGTTCCGCTTCAAGGTTTCTGTACATATAAATACCTCCTTTTTGTGTGTTCACCCACCGTGGTGAATTTTCTATATTATATACCATATTTGGTGAATTGTCAAGCCTTTTTATAAAAAATTTTTGTTTATGGGTGAATTGCTCTTGATTTTTCTATATAATTGTGATATAATTACAGCATTGGAGGTGCTCATATTGGAAAATTATACATTAGGTGACGTTGAGCAGAAACTAAAAGATTACATTTTGCAAAATTATAAGAGCTTGAGAGAGTTTTGTATGCAAATAGATCGTTCATATTCTACGATTGATAATATGCTTAAAAGAGGGCTAGTCAACAGCAGCGTTTCTCTTGTTCTTTACGTTTGCGATAGATTAAATCTTAGCATTGATGATTTATTAAGTGGGAATATCGTAGAAAGAGGCGCTGACATTTACCCCGAAATAACCGATAATGAACGCCTCATCATTATGGAATACAGAAAACACCCCGAAATGCACGCAGCGATTGACAAGCTCTTAGATATACAAGAGCTAAAAATAACAATAAGTCAGAAAGCTGCTCGTAGTGGTGATGATCGTGCGGTTGACGCTTTGAAAATGACTTCTGACCGTGTGGCTAAGTTTGAAAACGCTGAAACTGACGACGATATTTAATTACATAATAAAATACCTCGCAGGGTACACTACCTTGCGAGGTGATAAATATTGTTATATGGTTCGTACAAAAATGCTCGTAATGCGGCGTGGCAATGCCTGCTTGATTTTGATATAAGGGAGTTGCCCGTTAAGCCCTCAACGATCGCTAAGCAATTAGGTATAAAGATAATAAAGAACAGTTCTATCAATGAGTTGTCAGAGGGCGAAAGCGGCGCAACATATCTTATTAATTCAAAATGGTATATCGTTTATAATGATACAGAGCCCAGGCAGCGCAGCAGATTTACAGTAGCCCACGAACTCGGGCATATTCTTTTAGGGCACATTATGTGTGACAAACACTATGCTCGTACATTTGATACGTCACGCCCGACTATTGAGCAAGAGGCGGACGTGTTCGCAGCTAGATTGCTTGCCCCTGCGTGTGTGCTATGGGCTTTAAATGTTCACACGCCGCAAGATATATCAGAATTATGCGACATTTCGCTTGCAGCGGCGCAAGTGAGATCGGAGCGAATGGAAATCCTATACTCTCGGAATAAGTTTCTTCAAAGCCCGCTTGAAAAGGCGGTTTATGATAACTTCAAAGAGTATATACAAAAACAAACAGCGAAATAATTCGCTGTACATAAGGAGTGTTTATTATGGTGAACTTCGTACTTACTATTTTCTTAGGTTGGACGGGCTATGCCCGCTTTCGCAAAGGACAAATCGGACTAGGTATCTTGTGGCTATTTACTTGCGGTTGTTTTTGTGTAGGGTGGATAGTTGATATTGTGGGCGCTTACAAGGAATATAAGAGCGGCTCTGTTTCTAGTGCGCCTGCAAGTGTTCGTATGGATATGCAATTTTACGATGTTGTTTCGGACTTTCACACAAAGGTTGTAGGAGTTACGTTTAAAAATGACGACGGAACAGACAGACAGAAAATTATAAGCGGGTGTGTTCCAGGGCAGGATATAATTTTTAGACCAACACCTACTAAAAAATATCCCGAGGCTATCGGCGTATTTAACGCCAAAGGAAAGCAGCTCGGAAACGTAAATGCAGAGTTAGCAAGCGATTTGATACATAAATATCCTAACAACAAAATGAAAGTTACAATTTCAGATATAACAGGCGGCGGAGACAAGAATTACGGTTGTAATCTTCACGTCGTTATCTACAAGGCATAATTAAGGAGGCGGGCAAAATGGCAAGAGCCGCAAAGCAAGACAATAATTCAGAAATAATTGACGGCGTGATATATGCCCGCTATTCGGAAGGTCCTAACCAAACGGAGGCAAGCATAGAGGGGCAAGTTCGAGAGTGCAAAGAGTATGCTAAGCGAAACGGCATACGAATTATAAACGTATACTCGGACAGCAAGCACACGGGCACGAACGATAACCGAGCAGAGTTTCAAAAAATGCTCCGTGATAGCAGGCGTGGCGGTTTTTCCGTTGTTGTAGTATGGAAAATAGACCGTTTCGGACGTAATCGTGCAGAAATGGCACAAAATAAAGCCCTACTAAAGTTGCAAGGCGTTAAGGTCGTATCAGCGAAAGAGTACATACCCGATAGTCCCGAGGGAATAATACTTGAAAGCGTACTCGAGGGTATGGCGGAATATTACTCCGCCAATTTGTCGCAGAACATAAAACGAGGTATGAAAGAAAATGCTCTGCATTGCAAGAGCAACGGCTCCGGAAAGAGCTTAGGTTACATTGTAGACAAAGACGGGTATTTTGAAATTGAGCCAAATGAGGCAACGATAGTCAAGACAATATTCCAAAAGTACGACGAGGGAATGAAGATTGCCGACATATGGCGTGAGATTGTGGCAAGCGGTGCAAAGACAAAGAGAGGTAAAGACTTCACGCAGTACGGCATATCTCGTGTGCTGAGCAACAGGGCATATATAGGCGAATACCGCTACGGCGATATTGTAACGCCCGGCGGAATGCCACGCATAATAGACGATGATCTATTTAATAGAGTGCAAGAAAGACGTGCGCTGAGCAAAAAAGCTCCCGCAAGCAGGCGGAGCAATAGTGATGTTGATTTTCTTCTGACCGGTAAAGTGTTCTGTGGGCATTGCAAAGGAACTATGCGAGGAATGAGCGGAACGAGTAAGACAGGGCGCAAATTCTATTATTATGCTTGCCACGATAAAATCTTCAAGCATAATAAGTGTACTAAAAAGAATGTAAAAAAAGAATGGCTTGAAACTGAGGTTACACGAATAACAAGAGATGATATACTCAACAAGGAAACAATAGAGTTTATTGCTGATCGAGTAGTTGAGATACAAAGGCAAGAGCAAGAGGATAAGTCAATGCTCCGCTACTATGAGCAACAGCTCCGTGATACTCAGAGCGCTATTAACAACATAATGAAAGCGATAGAGGCAGGAATTATAACAAGCTCAACGAAAAGCAGATTATTTGAGCTCGAGGAGCAGAAATCTATAATTGAGGGCGAAATAGAAAGGGAAAAAATAATAACGCCCGTAATTGAGAAAGAACAGGTTATTTTCTCTCTCGAACGTTTTTTCGGTGGAGATATAAATAATAAAGAATATCAACGTAATATTATTGATATGTTCGTGAATAAGGTTATATTATATGACAACAAAATAATAATCACATATAATATTAGTTCACAAAATGAAATATCTGTTGATGTGGTGGAACAAGCGGCATTTGCGGCATTAGATGAGTGTTCGTCTAAGCTCTCGTTACCTCCACCAGCCACTCGCC